AGTATTCACCACCGATGGGGATGGGAGCATCTGCTGTTCCATCTGGGTGACCAATATACAGTTTTCTGTAAGTTTTACCTGAACCTACATTACTACTGTCGTAAACGTAGATAAGTTCACCTTGGGCCGTACCTTCGCCGCCAGGTGCTAGATCTGGTACACTAACTCCTAGTGTACGTCTAATTTTGATTATGGATGCCATTTTTAGAAGACTCCTCCGTTAATAGTCATGTTACGAGAAGCACCGCTTGTTATCTCTGCTGTTGATTGCCATTTACCTGTACTAGCATTGTAAACTAGTACCATACCATCAGAAAGACCATTCGTTACGATATCAACGTCAGACAATGCAGCTAAGGAGTTGGTATCTCCTGCAATCAGGGAAGTTGATCTTACCTTAATCGCGTTTGTTGAACCTAATCGTACAGAATAGTTTGTCATCTGGTTACTCCAGGTCGAACAATGGCGTTGCCTTCAACAACTCTTGTTTGATAGTTTGCGGGCGATGTAATAACGACATCATAAACATGTCTCCCGTCTTTCAACGCGGAGGTCTGGGCGTCCGACAAGGCGATAGTAATCTTACCTCCATCGGCATCCGTGACTGAAGTAGTAAAGGTTGTTACACCTGTGCTAGAGTACGTCTTCCTCAACTGTGCAGAAGCAGCATACCCAACTAAACTTAACGGAGAATTAGTAGTTGGGTCCTCAATGGTATATGTGACATTAAAGTCAGCGCCCTTATTAATTGTAAGGTTGGCGACGTAAACAGCCATTACTACTCGTCATACCAAGATCCAAACTATTTATTCAGAACTTGAAGTATGAGAGATTTTAATTCAGCAATTTCTTCTTTGATGCTTTCAATCTCGTCTGTCTGAGACTTTCTGTTGTCCCGATTACGGATGTACTCTTCGTAACCTTGGTTGTTTGTATTTAAAATTGCATTGGTTTCTGGATCCCTCTTGAGAGAGGGATTTCCTTCCACCGAAATTAAGTTACCGGATGGTTTACCATAATGGTATTCCAATAACAGACTATGTGGATTAATCATAATTAAGCAAGTGCAATAACTCTAAGATCTTTAATCGATGGAGGTTCTGACTCGTTGGTTCCAGAAAGAACAATCTTGATTTGCAGAGCATTGAATTTATCCAGGTTATCTGCTGTAAATACATGCTCAACATACTCTCCACCAAAACTGGGAAGAATTCTTGTATCGGATGTTCCATCTGCGACATTAGTGTCGGCAAACGAGAATCCAGGGAACAACTCAAATGTTGGGTCAGTCTCTCCAGAATCAGTTCTAAAGAGTCTATAGAGAACTCTTACGTCACTTGTTTCTGGTTTGTTTACACCCATCAGAACCTTAATAGAGGTTGCGGGATTTTCCAGTTGAATTCTGGGCCCGATGTAAACACTGGCATGAGGATCATCACTCAAAGAATTGACTCTGCTATCAGTTGCATAATCACCGATTGGGGAATCGATTCTATTTCTCTTGAGAATGACATTGGCAACATCAGTTCTCATTTGAGGTGAGTAATACTTATTTGCCGATTCAAAACTAACACCAACAGTCAGAGATCTATTCTTGGGAAGATCCGACAGATACGTTGTTTCGTTAACTCTAGAAGCTACGATTCTTGGAGTGTCAAAGGTATTTAATTGATCCAATACAATGGATTCATATCCTTGATCAACAAACGATGCCTCAGTTCCACTCTGACTTGTGCCAGAAGTAGTTCTGACAGATGCACTAACGGTTGTATTCTGACCAGGAGTATTGATGATGAATCTTGGGGTGATGGCACTGAACTGGAGATTCTTAGATGCCCATGCACCTTCTCCACCAGCAGTCTTCTCATCAGCAAACGAAAGTTGAGTATCGCCAGTCTGTCTTCCTGCAGGACGATCAATCTGGAGATAATACTTATCAAATGTCTTTTGCTCTTGCAGACCAGCCGTAGTAGGCATCTTAACGTCAGTGTTAATTCTGGTCAGAGATACGCCATTCAATTCATACTTGTAGACATCGGCACCTGCGGAATGAGTTTGAACGGTTGTATTGTCAACTCCTCTGGTCGCAATGCCAAGAGTTCCAGACCCGATGCTGTTGTAGTAAATGATTTCAGCGCCAACTTTAACGTAACCAGCAGAAGTGGAAATTCCTTCAAAGGATGTAAAGGGTGTTGTATTTGCAACAGAAATTGCTGTGGCACTTACAGACAAATCACTTTGCAGTTTAACAGGATCAGAGTCGGGTCTTAATCCTCTCAGAGAAACATAGTTTGCGCTTGTTACGTTACCATGAGAAGGACTTTCAATTTCAATAACATTTCCTTCGTTGATGGCACTCGTCACAGAAGAACTTCTAATGGTAACATTGGTCAAAGCAATACCAGTTTCTCCAGAATCGGGGAACCAGAGTAAAGGACCAGCTGCGGTGAAGTTCTCACCTTGGACATTTGTTGCGTAAATGGTATCAGAGTTGTAAACTGCATTAACTGTTACTTTAGCGTTAATGCCTCTTCCACCAGCCAACGATGTTGTGAGACCAAGTGTATCTCCAACAACGTATCCGTTTCCTGTTGCAGCAGCGGAAACAGTTACAGAACTCAATTGACCATTAGCAATAGTTACCGATGCAGTGGCACCAGATCCTCTTCCAGATTCAGGAATGAGAGTAACATTGCTGTAAGATCCATTGATATAGTTTGTACCAACTCCACTAACAGCAAGAGTCTGAATAGGACCGCCAAACTGTTCGATGAAACCAGTAATGTTAGTACTAACTCCAGCAGTTCCAACTTTCTGTCCAATTTTAATAATTGGATTGAGAGCAGAATCTAATATGGTTGTAATTCCAACCGTCAGTTTTCTAGGATGCGTTGTAACGGAGTTTCTATCAAGTCCAACAACTAAGTTGGCATCTTGATCGAGAACAGGGTTATAGAAGAATGCCGTTCCGCTAGTAGAAGTGAATCTAGCTCTATAGATTCTGAACGCCATGTCTTCATACTGAGATGCAGTCCAAATAGACCCATTTTGAGACTTAAACAGAGATCCTGCACCATACTGTCTAGCGTAAACAACACCCTCTACGTTTGGCAGAGTGGAGGTATTTACAGTCTTCTCACCCATTCTTGCCACCCAAGCTTCATACTGATCGCTGGATGGGGAGAGAAGCACAATTGCATATTCAGTATTAGGCTCAAGATAGATGGGCGCTGGGAATGTTACTCTTGTTGCAGAATCAGCAGTTCTGGATGTATTGACCTGATCAGGTTCAAGAACAACTTCAGCATCATCACTTACCAACTTTCTAGTTGGAGTTCCCAATTCCATAGTTCTAAGTTGAACTTGGAGAGGAGAAGCAGTATCCTTGTTGCCCATGAAAATATCAACTGATGTGATATAACCACCATCAGAGTCAGTTGTAAATGACTGGGCAAGAGGATCATAGAATGCAATTACAGATTGCGTAATAGTTCTTATGATTCCAGTTGCTCTGTAAGAAGTTTCAGCAGAACTAATCAGCAGACTTCCAGGAAGAGGTTCTGCATTAGTAGAACTGGAAGACAACTTATATGTCTTGGTTCCCGTTGGGAATCTCAGTGCAGGAGCAGGAGTGCTGTTTGGATTTCTAAAGAAGAAAGCACCGATGATGGTTCCGTAGTTATCCGTTACAACTCTATTGTTGTTAATTGTTGCCTGAGCTTGACTTGTTCTACCAACGAGTCTTCCTCCAGTAACAATATAACCAGAATAAGAACCACCAGCCTGTTCAGACAATGCGTCAATATCGACGTTAACAAGTACAGAAGAACTGTTGTAAGAGTCGAGAGAACCCATCAGAAGAGTTCTATCATAAGGGCTTACATCGTACTTTCTATCGGGATTGTTGAATGGACCTTCTTTGTGGTTTTGCTGAGCAACTCTGAAGGTAATAGTTTTATTACCAGCAGCATCAAATCCATCAACCGTCTCGCCAACTTGGAAAGTTCCAGATACAGGTGTGACTTCAATTAGTTTGGGAATCCAATCAAGTCCACTAACACCGTCGAGGAATTGATAGTATCTTGTAAATGGTTTGAATCCAGTGGTCTTATTCTTAACGTTTCTGGATCTAATCCAAGGATCTCCAACATCACTTACAGATGTACTAGTAACTGTTTGTCCTCTTCTTTGGAAATTGGGAACTCTTTGGAATCCACCGCTTCTAAAGATAGTAGTAACCCAACTATCAACGGCTGGTGTCAGAGAGATTGATCCAACCCACTCAATCAAATTAAATGGGTTTACATTTTCAACTCTTGTAGCAAGAGGTTGTTCAATCCAAGTTTCTTCCTGATAAGCCAGTTGAATCTTGTTTCCTCTCTTAACGACATTAGAATCGATAAGATCAATATTTGCACTATAGTCGATGAGAGAATCGGCAGCAGTGCTAGCAGTTGCGACCTGAACAGGAATAGTTACTGTTGTATCTTCAACAACTAATTCCTTGAGATCTGTGTCAACTGTGATACGAGTATCAGGCATACCATAATCAATAAAGTCCTGATTCTTGAAGTCATCTGCAAAGAATCCAGACTTAAATCTAGTCAGACCTTGCTCGTCAATTACTTGGAAAGTAGATGTGTCGAGTTCGAGAAGAGACAGAGAAGTTGTAATCTCCAAATTGGTAAGACGATCATCAAGATCACCAATATCGCGCATTGTATAGCGACGATTATCGATAGTTGTAATCTTTACATCTCTTACATCATACAGATAGGGAGGATACTCCAGGATTGCAATATCCATAGCCTCTTCAGAATTGAGAGGTGTTTTTGGACTATCGCTAGGAGCACCCTTAATAACTTGGAACTCTCCATTCTTACCAAGAACAATTCTATCAATTCTTCCTTGGTAGTAGGAGTAATCAATGATTGATGTTTCTCCAGACTTAGGAACTAAAGTGGTTGTATTTCCAGATCCATTGAATGCTCTGCTTGCAAAGGCAAATGGGGAGGATGTTTCTACACTCCAAGAAGTAACTCTTGGTCTAAAGTCAAGAGTATCAGAAAGTCTAATTGTCTTAAACGTTCCAGTTTGTCTATCGAAATACTCAGAAGTGGGAATGCCATCAGTATACTGAGATGCTGTGTATGATCCTACAGTAAAGACATCTCCAGTATCAACACTGGGGACAGTATAATGATCATAAACAATTACTAATCTCTTGGAAGAAGGAGGCTTTCCTGTATTTCTAACAATTCTTGAGAAATCGCAGAATTGTTTTCTGTGGCCAGTATCAAGAGTATAGTTGCTTGTCAGATCGACGTAAGAACCAAGATTTACCTCTTGAATTGTTCCAACAATATTGGACTCTAAGAACTTAACATCTTCATTGACAATGAACTTAGAAGAGTTGAGATATACAAACTCAATTGTCGTAGAACTTGATCTTGTTACGATCTGTGCAAGTGCTCCACTTGTTCCGCCGAGAATATATTCACCGAGAACAGCATTGCTATCAAGACCTAATCCAGTTTGGAATACAAGATTATCAAAAGAAGGATCGAGGGATCCATTCGACTGATAAACTGCAACAATATTAATTACATCTGATACGTTGAGAGATATTTCTTTATCTTCAACTCTCAGACCATAGAACTTGTTATGGGTAAGACCGTTGTTTACACCAGTGGTAATACCTGCACTTGTCAGATTGGAAAGTCTTACATAACGCTTAGAACTTCTGGTGAAGTTCTTGATTTTATTCTTGATTCCTCTCTTCTTAAGAGTGGCAGAAACAACAATGTTTGACTGAGATGCTGTTAATCCAGTAACATTGATCGTGGTGGCATCGTTAGTCAGCGAGAATTGTCCACCCGTTAAATCGGCAGTGTTTCCACCGGAGTATGAAACGACAAATCTATCGGGATCATAAGTTTCGAAGAATGCACTGGTGATTCCAGAAGCAGATGCATCAATTGTCAGTTCTCCACTTCCATTTGTGCTCTCTCCAGTAAATTGATGAACAATAGAGAGATTGGAAGTGCCAATGTCTACTTGAGCAACATTTTTCTTACCAATAGGAGCAAACAAATATGCATCCTGTGGATTTGTAAATTGAGGAATCATTTCCTCAATTCTGTAAGTTCCAACAGCTGCGGGAAGTCCACCATCACAAACATTATTGACTGTTGTTACACCAGTCAGTGTCATCACCAATCCATTGGTGGTGACATCAGTAACTCTTGCAAAAGTGGGAAGAGCTTTGTTTACGTTTTGGAATCTAACAATAGTGTCAGTAGAAATTCCAGAGAAAGTTCTACCAGGACTTGTTACAGTTGTAAGTCCAGTTGCTCCATTTGCACTGAATCTTACATCATCCGTAACTTTAAAACCAAGAGGAGTTCTGGCAGACATAACAACGTCTGCAGAGAAGTCAACTGCGTAACCAGACACCGCACTGGTGTCTTGCCATAATGAATGAATATCTTTGGTTGTAAAAGATCTAATGTTTATAATTGATCTAGGATTTTCGGTTACGCCATTAATCTTAATGGTTTCACCCTCTTGGAAAGTTCCCGAAACCTCAGACAAAGTGATTGTTCTATTGCCAGCAGATGCTGCTGTTACAACATAACCACTAGCACCGCTGCTAAGGCCTTCGATAAATGATGTTGCAGGAATACTTACGGAATCACCAGCAACGTTTAAGGTAATCTGCGTATATGTTTGTACATCCCACAAGGTTAAATTAAATACGGTCTCATCGCCAGTATAATTCTGGTCATCAGTATTGAGAGCATATACTCTCGCCTGACCGATCAGAGTGCCGTCTGAGGGCGCTCCTGTGGCGACTCTAGTCGTTTTGCGTGTGTTGTACAGACTGACTACTTGAGTCGTGTTGAGAGCGATTACAGGTTGTCCTACGACGTTATTGACCTTGATAACGTTGCCCATATTAAAGGGAACGTTGGCCGTTGTCGATTTAGTATCTCTTGGTTTTTGAACATCGATAACTTTAGTGCCAAAGTTTTCAATGTCATAACCTCTTACATACGCTTTTCCAGGTCCAACCGTAATGGATGCTAAATTATCGGATGGAGTGTTTCCGCTGTATGTTTTTTGAGTGTCATAAAATAGACCGCTATTTCCTTTGCGATCATTTAAAGTCTCTCTGACAGCAATTTCAAAATCTTCTACAGAGTAGTCTCCAGACTCATCATAAGTTCTCTCTGCAAAATAGTCTCTAATGAGATTATATTGTGTTTTTAATCCGATCTTTTCGACTCTTCCTTCAGTAAGTCGTAAAATCTCAATAAAAGTTTTGTCTTCTCTGTCGGTAATGCTCTTCTTAGCAAGCTTGAGTTCGATTTTGAATCTATCTGCTCCAGGAGCAGCGAAATTAGAAAATCCTCTCGCATTATCATATAAAGAACTATCTTCTTTAGCAGTTACAATAGTTTCAATTACATCAAGACCAACTCTATACTCGGGTTGATTGCTGTACTGATCAAGGATCAAAGTTTGCTTTGATACCTGAGCAAAAATTCCCCTTACAAAATAGATGCCAGCATCAATGTGGGCAGCACATCCAATTGCAGTTGCTCCAGAAGCAATACACTGAGCAAAAGTAGATCCACCAGTAATAGTGGTATTTCCATAAACAACGTCTTCCTCAGCAAGAAGGATTTCTCCATCTTGGAAAGATGCTACACTAAGACTAGAACCAGAGTCCTTGTACTTGACATAGATTGTTAATTGATTTTCTTCAGATTCCGACGACTGAAGTACATTGACAACTGTGGCCGTAATTTGGGTTGTTTGACCCTTGATTTTCTTGCCAATGAAGTTATCAATATAAACCGATACATCTACCCCAACATGAATTGGGTCGATTTTAACTGCGTAATACTGATTATCAAAAGACGCTGCACCAGGAATTACTACAGTGCCGTCTTTAAAAATATGATTACCAAACTGTTCTACTTGATTCTGTAGAATAGATTGGATGTTATTGAGTTCCCTAGCTTGAATGGGGAATCCTGGTTTAAATAGGACTCGATAGAAATCCTTATCAATGCCGAAGTCATCATAGTAAGGACTTACATTCAGATTCGTCTTTTGTGGCATCGTCTTAGAATTCCAGAATTACCTTAATGTCTTCTTTTTGGCGAGAATTTCGAGTAACAGAAGTTCTGTTATCCAAATACAAGATCTCGCCCGTCCTCTTATTTATTTCAGGATTAGCAAGTCCAGAAGTGAAATTCACTCCGAGGTTTACAGTCCTGTTATTGATAATAGTTGTGATTCCAGAGAATCCAGTATCAACTGATCCACTAAACCCACCAACAGTAGTGATTGGTTGTGCAGAAGATGCAAAGTCGAGTACCTTAGCTTCACTAGAGATGCCAACATAATCAGTTTGATCCCCATAGATAGGGCTGAAATACAAGGATCTGTCCTGATAATACTTCAGGATGCTTGTCTCTGTATCGTAAGAAGCTACATAACCAACTGCCGTAGATGTTCCAACAACTTGACGGATTTCATCGCCAACAGTGATTGTCCCCGAACTGGTGGACAATTTAATAGCGTTGAGGTTCGAATACTGATTGGCAGTATATACAGTTGTTGAACCAAAAGAAGTTGGATTCTTTACGAGACCAATTTGTGCAAAAGTGGTATCGATGGGGAAGTCTTTGGTAGAATCGTCAAATCTTGCATAGAGGAGAACCTTATCTGCTCCAAGTTCTCTATACAGATCGTATCCATGTCCTCTAGAAGGAGGAATGATAGGAACCAATTTTGCAAGTTGAGAAAGAGTGCTTCCCTGCAGAGGCCCGAGATCTACAATTCCGTAAGAATACCCTTGACCACCTTGAGAAATTTGAACGTCAGTGATTCTACCAGATGTATCTGTACTAACAACACACTTGCCGCCAGTACCATCACCGAGAATATCTACCTCTCTATCAAGACCAACACCATAACCGAATCCAGCATTTGCAATATAAACTTTTTTCAGTTGGTTGTTGTTAATCGTCGAGTCACCGTTCTCTCTTACCGATTGAATCTGAGAATTTGTGGAAGAACTCCAATTTCCAGGAACCGAGATATACTCTACAGAGTCGAACTTAATGATATCTGATGGGTCAACGGTGTAAAGGTACTTCCAGACATAGCCATCTCCACTATCACCTGCTTTTGAAGGTTCGAGGTCAGTGAAAGTGGGTTCGTCTTGTGAAGCGTTGCCATTAGGATTAGTACCGCTGGATCCATTGTCGATGCAGATATAGACCCTGTAGTCTGAGTTGATGACGTAGTATCTTGCATCATACAAACGTGTAGAACCAGTAATAGGAGAAGGATTCGTTACGCTATAATCATGACGATACATCTCATAGGTTGTTCCCTGAGACCAGTTTACTCTGCGGACAAGTCTTCTAACATTGGAAGAAGTGATCTTCTTTCCAAACAGCATCGTATCATACGAATGATTCGTATAATTGATATTGTCGATAGGAGAAGGCGCACCAGTGGTTGCCGTATTCCAATTGCTAGTTCTACCAAAACCAATAGCCGGCGAAGTTGGATTCGCTAACCCTAGGAAGATGTAGAATGAGTTGTCAGAATTTTCAATAGACGAAACAAAATTGTTCGCATTAAAAATTCTAAATTGATCAGTTACCAGCGCAGGCATTTTGAATCTAGTTTCCTATGGTGATATTTATACGTTAGTTGGAGACCTGTTTTTTCAGAGCACCGGAGTTTCTTAATCCAAACCCTCTTCTTTGAACAATTGGGTAGGTAGACAGTCCAGAATTTGTGGTGTAAGAAGAAACAGCGAACGCGACGGCCGTCGTTTCTCTAGAACCCTGACCAATTCTTCCCCAGGAGAAGCGGCCAACAGGTACGTTTAGGGTTCCTGTAGTTGCAAGTCCAGATGTATCCGTTGTGCTAAGAATGTTACAAGTAATGACACCGACATTGGAGTTTCTGTAAATTCCAGCGACTTTATATACAGCATCGGCAAAGGTTGTACCAATACCAACTGTGTCTGTATCTAGGACATCAATTGCAGTAATTCCAGATCCAACTGTTGTGTCATAAACATAAATTGGATATCCAACAAGCAGAGAATCCAGTTCAGCAGTAGAAACCAAGGAATTTGTATAGTCAGTTTGGAACTCGATAGCAACAGTCGCTCCTCCAAGTCCACTAACTGCCGCAATACCAGTGATAACGCCAACATAACCAATGATAACGTCCGCACTGTTTAGTACGTCTGTCTTGACTGTGTTGTTTGGTACAAGTACGTTGGGAGCGTTTGTATAACCACCACCAGCGTTGTATACATCAACACTAGTAATGGATCCGCCACTGATGATACCTCTAGCAACAGCAGTGGTTCCAACACCAATGATTCCATATTTGGCGTTGTCAACTCTTGGGGGAGCTGCAATTCCAAGAGCAACAGAAGTTCCTGCATAACCAGACCCACCATTTACGATGTTGAATGTCAGGGAATTGCCAACAACAACTGCCTCAATGGAAGCACTAACATTTTCGGTGGGATCAATAATAATTAAATCTGTAGAAACAACTGTACCAGCAGGAGCCCCATCAGCATATTCTTCGTATTGGAAGAATCTTGCATTATCGACAAAGATGTCAGTCTCTCCTTCAGTCAAGTCTCCAATGAGTCTTGCTGTGGGATAGACGAGTCCTTCGAGAGAATCTCTAGTCTTGTTAATGATTTCAGTGTTTACAATCCTATCTGTTTTCTGCTTTCTCCAATCCAGAGGTCTGAAAATAGTTTCATTGATTCCCTGATTGACGTAGATATTTGTATTAATCTTATCGGCAGAAGCAACTTCTTGAACCAATCTGGAATCTTGTGTGATAGTTCCATCACTTTGTCCAAGTTTTCTAAGAGTTACAGTATCACCAGCCTTGATGGTTTCGGACTGTGAAGTTTGGAAACTATCAGTTCCAGAAGTTCCTCTGTAGAAGAAGATTTCAATATCAGATTCGGGAGAAGGCGCTTGGGTGAAGGAGAAACTGGTTCCACCATCAAACTCATATGCAACACCAGGAACTTGAATTACGCCATCAACGAAAATGAGTAGAACGTTGGCGAGATCAATTGCTGCGGAAGATGCAATTTCGGCATCTCTCTGGAAACTCAACAGTTGTGCATTCTGATTAAGAGGGAATCTCTTTCTCTGTCCATCCTGAAGATCTTTGATAGAATCAATATAATCAATTTGTCCAAACTGCCATGCAGAGAATGTATCATTATAAATGGATTCTACAGTCAATTCGAAGTCTGTATAGGATGCTCCAGCACCAACAGCCGTAACCAAACCAACTGGTTTGAATACATCTCCGATTCTAAATCCATAACCAGGGTTGTTAAGAACGAATCCATTGACAAAATGATAATCATCATGGACTGTTGTTTGACCAGCACCGACTTCCAGACTGATTACACAACCAAATCCAGTATCTGTTGTTGCACCAATTCCAAGTCTAGACACACCTTCAATTCTGAGATTGGAGTAGGTTGGATCGGGAATGATGACTGCTGGGTTGTTATATCCAACACCAGGATTATTGATGTTGAGTGTTAGAGTTCCTCCAGCACCAACAGTTGCACTAATTACAGCACCATAACCAGTTGTGCCGCCAACTCCAGTACCAAGATCGGTGATTGCTACAGCAACTGGTCCTCTGTATCCAGAACCGTTGTTTAGAGAAATGTTGTGCTGGTAGATAGTACCAGATCCAACATAATCGTGAGCAATAGTGCTGATGCCAATGTCAGCCGAGAAAATGGTCGTGGATCCAACCCCAACAACTTCAAATACATGACCTCTTGTTCCATCTGGGAAGATAGTAGTTGTTACACCAGCATGAGCAGCACCACATGCAAACTCAAGACCAATCATATAAACTTGTTCGCCAGTTCCACTGAGTCCATGAGCGGAAGTTGTTGTAACTTCCATGATACCAGTATTATTGTTGTAAGAAGCCGTGCTGATTGAAAGTGCTGTTCTTCCGAGAGTAGTACCAAAACCAACAAGAGTTTCGATAGTGCCACCAACTCCAGTGATTGCTCTGTACTGAGCACCAACTAAAGGTGCAATTCCAGTTCCACCAGTGCTTCCGAGAGAAACGATGATTCCACCTCTAGGAATTTCGTTTGTGTTGACATCTGTATCAGATGTGTAAGGAGAACCATCTATAAGTCTTACTCCATTGAATACCGCGCTTGTTACTCCAGCAACAGTAGACTCAAGAGTGTAGGATTTGCCAGTATTGTTAAGTGTTGTGGGTGGTTGGAAAATTCCATTCAGGAACAATACGCTACCACCTGTTTCAAATCCAACTGGATTGTCATCATCGGTCCTGAGAGTAAATGTCTTGGCTAAACCAGTAAACTGATTGGAAACATCAACAAATAGTGCGTTGTTTGTGTAATCCTGTCTCAGATAAACACGCCCTCCGAAAGTGGAGTTTGCTGGAGAAAGATTTCTCTCATCAAATGAACCCTCAGATCCTGTTCCACTGGGAGCATTGGTAAAGTGAATTTTATTTCTTACAATGTTGTAAGATCCTCTGTAAATCTTTGCAGTATCTCCATCGGTCTTAGCAGATGCAGCTGTTCCAACTGCTCCTCTCAGTACGTTGACAACGAAGAATGTTCCGATTCCAGAAATATCTCCAGATGTGGTGCCAAGTCCAACGTTGTTGATACTCATCAATTCCTGACCAACCTTGAGAAGATCTCCTGGTTGAACAGAACTGATTCCGCTGATTGCGAAATAAGTGGTTGCAGCACTTACTGTTTCTCTTAATTCAAATGCGAGGTTTGCGTAAGAAATTGGTGCTTGGTTGACTCCATCTAAAGTGATGAGGGATTTCTCAAGTTTCTTAGTTGTATCAAGAACGTGAGCATTACCAGAACCAACTGAAGTATAGGTAATACCAATTCCTGAAAGTGCGAAGTCTTTCTTAGTGCCTAACTTAAAGGTATCTTCTGTAATCTTAATTGCATAAACAGTAGATGGCATAACATCAGTCGTAATGCCAGATCTAAATGTCTGTCTAATTGTAGTTGCAGCACCAGCGGAAGAAATCGTGATGGATGGTGCTAAAGCGGTAGAATAGTATGCGCTACCAACTCCTGTAGGAACAGTATTAGCAACTGTAATCGAATTAATTCCAATAGCGGTGATTGTTCCAAATCCAGTGTAATCTGTATTGGAAACAATTGTCTCATTGAGTGCGAATATTGTAGTATTTCCAATACCAGTAAGAACATTTGTTCCATTGCTATTTGCAACAAAGAACTTTGCACTAGAACCAATGCTTACGATTGTTGCACCGTTAGGAACTCCAGGACCGATGATCTCTTGAGAAACGGCCATTCCTCCAGTTGTGGTCAGACCTGTGATTGTAGTAAATCCAATAATCAGATCTCCGATTCCATCACCACCACCAGCAAGAGTGGATCCAATAGAAAGTGCAACGGAAGAAACACCAACAACAGTGCTTTCTGGAATATAATTCAACTCTTGTCCGTTGTTGAAGAAGTGATTCTTGATCGTAAATACGCCAGTTGCGGGATTTAGAGTTGTAACACTAGCGGGATTGAATACCTTAGCGTAGATGGGATATCCATCGGTGGCCAGTTCAAAGTTAAGTTGATCACCTTGATTATAGAATTCTTCACTATAGGTATCAATAACTCTTCCGAATCTAATATTTGGAATTACATCAGCGTTTGCATCTTGATCTCTGTAGAAGACTTCATGGTATGCGGTAATTGTAGCAACACCTTGATGTGCATCTGGATAGAAAATCAGTTGTGTATGACTACCACTGAACTTGGTTCCAAACGTTCCGAGGCCAATCGAATCACCAACAGTTAACTGAGGATACTCTGTAAGATCGCCTCTGTTTCTGTTCTTATCGCCAGAGAAAATTACCTGCGAAACATTAACACTATTGCCGATTGCAACTCTTACAATAGACTTAACTGCCAGATCTGTGTCCGTCGAGAATCCAACGGCTGTGATAGCATATCCAGGTCCAGTAATAGTGTCAGATGCACCACTACTTTCGTATCTTGCACTTCTTTCGGTTCCAGAATCTTGAATTACCAGTTTGAATGCTTGTGTAGATACGCCAGCACTAATATTATTCAGTCCAACGACTCTGACTCTAGCAACAATATCTTCAGATCCATTATTAGTGTAATCTAATTTGAGTACTCCACTATCGATGTAGGATCTGAATGTTCCAATGAAGGATGTTGAAATACCCCCTTCACTGTATCCAGTATCGTAACCAAATTCAGCAAGATAAGTATCAGTTCCATCATGCTCAACAACTACTTCATGATAGTTTCCATATTGATCAGATGGTCTGGTAATCGCAACGTGTGCTGTAAACCCTTCTAAATCGCTTGTATTGCCATTGAACAGGGTCAAAGTAGCACCGACACCAACAGAAGTTGTAACACCCGTTACAGAGGCAATACCGACTCCCAGAGTGGCCACTCCACCAACGTTGGAATCGAACAACTGTCGAATAACCTTAAAGTTGTAGTTAACACCTTCAGCAACAGGAGTTGCAGAAATATCGATAACTCCGGCGTCATTGATATCGGCAGAGAATGATACAATATCATCATCTCCACTTCTAGTATCGGACTTTTGCAGTGTGAACACACCTTCAGTGGTGTTCATTACAATCAATTCGCTTAATTGATATTCAAATAGATTGTTTACATCTTTTGAAAGAATAAGCATTCTTTGGAAAGGAATACTTACTGGATAAGATGTAATAATCTGAGATACTCTTTTGTTAAGCTCTTTGCTGGAGAACTTGGTTGAGATGTCATCAATGAGCAGAACTCTATTTGTCAAACACTTGATAAAGGAAGACAACTTCTTGTTCTGCATCTTGATTGCAGGAGATACTCCAGCAACAACATCAATATCGGATGCAAGGTCAAAGTTATTGATTTGATCTGCTCTTCCTTCGAAGATGTAGTCAAGTCTAATCGAAGTACCAAGAACAGATGTATTAATTCCTGCGGTAGCAGCGGCAGAAACTGGAGATTTGATCTCCATGTCAGCAAAGTTCTTCATTCCAGTGGAGTGAAGAAGACGATTCATTGGGCCAACGATCGTGTTCCACTCAAGAGGTGATTGAACAGTGTATGAAAGATTCTGATAGTAATCGTTGTCGGGAAGAACTGAGATGTCGCTGTTAGTGAATCCAGTTTGATCAGTCCATCCATAGGATTGTTCAACTTCATAAGATACCTTAAAGGTGCTCTCATAATTTTCGAGAATCAGAATTGTTGCAATAAATCCAGTGGAAACTCCTTTAATCTTATCACCAACTTTCAGTTCGTATGATCCTTTTACCTTAAGAATATCACCTTGAGTTTTAACTACAATTAGATCGGTATCAAAGAATCCAGATCCAACATTAACTTGAATCTTTTCATTTACGAGGAACTTCTCTCTTTCAATTGTCACATTGAAAGTTGGATAATCTTGAGATTTTACAAGAGAAGCAGTATTGTTTGTATTTGTTACTGCAACACCAACAGATTGAGTTGCAATGCCAGCAAGACTGTAAGTAACAGTTACTGGGTTGGCACCAGCATTTACATTCTGAACTTCAAAGAATCTGAAACCATGATCCTTAGAGTTATGTCCATCAAAGTCTCCAGTTGAATACAAGGAGATTCCATCTACAAAAATCTTATCTCCAATCGCAACAGGAGCCGTTGTAAATCCAAGAACAGGAGTTTGAATTGTTACGGTGACGATTCCAGATGAAACACTATCAACACTAGTAATAACAATACCGTTGCTATTAGACAGTGTGTACAGGGTGTGAGCAACTCCAGCAAGTCCAGTAGGTTGCTTGAGAACCTGAATGGAATCGATAGAGTTTTCGTTCATAACGGGATTGTATGCACCGTTACCTGCGTTCTTACCAGTTACACTATCTACAAGGACAAGTTGTGGTGGATTGGTAAAGTTCTTTCCGCCAGTAACAACAGTTATGTTGCCATCAACAACGGTAAAGTTGTCAGATATCTGAGACCAAGAAGGAATCAGTGCAGCTGCAGTTAGTGTTTTATCGCTAGGATATTCGAAACCAGCATTCACAACTCTTGTGCTGTTTACTCTTCCGATAGCCTCAGAACTTGCTTCAAGGTTAGCATTGATACCCTTTGAAGTAGTTCCAACTCCAACATAGTCTGGTCTGGACGCAAATCCAAATCCAGGAGAAACAATTTTTACTTTCTCAATTCCACCATTCGATGATTTAGACTTAGTTGTATATCTAAGTTCGGCGCAATCATTCTGGTTATAACGAGTTGTTTCTGGTTGATCTACAAGAGCAACGGTGAACGTGGTCGATCCAATTCCAGTTACTTTGAAAGTACCATTGTACTTGCTATTGCTGTAACTAATTTCAGAATAGGAGTTTACATCGGTATCAGAAGTTGACAGATAACCAGACTTTTCTAAGTTGTAGAACAACTTGGAGGGCCAAGCAGAACTAAATCCAACGGTTGTGATACCAGTTGATCCAACAGTACCAGTTTGTTGAATTTCAAAGGAACTGCTGTTGCCAATAGAAACTACTGGGTTGTTAAACTCTTTGTCGTAGAAGAACTTAATCTTATAACCAGCAAGGGTAGAGTCGGAGAGATCAAATACAAGATCTCTATTTCTAATTACTGGGATTTGGGGATTAATGCGTCCGATCGTATGGGTTGCTCCGATTCCAATAATATCAACTAAAACGGGAGGAACCGAATTGAGGTCTACCTTTGTTTTTGCAAGACTGAAAGTATTTTCATCGATTACATACACATAATATGCACCATTGACTAATCCATCAGCGGGTTCTACTCCCTCATATACAATCTTGTCCCCATTCAACAATCCATGAGAAGCAAGAGTGATTCTATTGGTAGCAGTATTAATTCCAGTGGAATTAAATCCAACACTGTTTACTACAACACTATCAACTAAAGCGTTATACGACAGGGAAACAGAAGAAGCGGCTCCAATACCAAAGTTTCCTTTTGGTTTTACTTGGAAAGTAACAATATCATTTGTGTTAAGAAGGTGTGTTGCTGCAGTAGCAACAGTTGTCTCAATCTTACGAACAGTTCCTGTTACTGCAGCAAATTCCGATACGAAATTATAATCATTGCTGTTCTGAGCATTTTCGAGGAAGAATAACTGCTCACCACCAAGAGAAGTCTTAAGACCGATAAGATCTTTGCTTACATTTACAACGTAAACAGTTTGAGCAATACCAGCAGCAGTTGGTAAGAATTGAGTGGCACCATATCCAGCCCTGACAACGAATGGTTGACCAGTTGCGGGAGTAGTTAATACTACACTTTGGTTTGTCTTGAATGGATGATCTTGAATAAAGATCGTTTGTGCGGGTACATCTCTTACAGATGCAACTCCAGCTTGAGTGTAGGAAAGAGTAGCACTAATACCAGAGGTGGTTGCAATACCAACCGTTTCCGATGCGTTGAAGTAAACAGTGCTTTGAGTACTTGACTCAAAGTCATCAGTTTCCAAATTAATTGTGAATGTGTTGCTTAAGAAAGATACTGCAACACCAGTAGTAGAAATACCACCACCAGATCTTTCTGCTCTTAAAAGATTTTGTACAGGGAGTTTGTTCAGTACTTTGAACAATTCTGCACCAATAAGAACACTAGATCCAACACTTACAAAGGATGGAATAGAAGAGAGTCTAATATCAATGATATCTCCAGCACTTCCAGCATTAATTTGCTCTGCCAAAGATCCAGTTGCGCTAGTGACTCCAACAATTTGTTTTCCAGAAAGGCCTCTTACAAAGGTGCTGAGACCAGAAACAACAACAGTATCACCATTTCTAAAATCATGATATGTTCCGATTGTTCCAGTTACTACAGAGTTGCTGGTTTTTTCAAAAACAATACCACTATAGTCTCTATAGTTTGTATTGATTTCTACTATTTCTTTACCGCGAATTTCCGATACTACTACATCAAGACCTTCGCCACCACTGGAGGATTCATCAAAATACAGAGGTTCATTTACGACATAACGATCGCCAGGAACAAGAACTCTTACATCTTCAATTGTTCCTGTAGAAATAGATTCTACAACAGCCTTTTGGGTGGCCAGTTCGTAAGACTCTAAGATATAATCGTTATCAGCATTTACCTCACCGAGAAGGTAAGGATAAGTATTTCTGCTATAATTGCCAGAATCGAAATCAAAATTGCTTTGATCAATCGCTTCTCTACCATACAGGTTTTCAATTACAGGTACTGTTCTGTAAGATTGACCAATAAAGTATGGATACTGGGGTTTTAACTGTCCAGTAGAAATGTCAATCTCAGAAGTAGCGAAGTATGCATAAACGCCATTGGGATAATCGACAGTCTTGCAGAATCTTCCGTTATGAGCGTCTAGTTGACCAGATGCATTAAATTCATAATCTTCAACAAAGAATCCTTCGGCAAACCCAGTTGGGCGGTTTTGTACTAAACCAGTGTTTAAAACATATCCAGAAGAAAGTCTAATTACACCAGAAGAAGAATCTTCGGGATCAGAATATCCATAAGATCCGTAGATTGGATTTCCGTCGTAAGCCCATCCAATCAGAGGTGAGTGTGTATTTGTATCGGTATCAAAGAACGCAGATCTTAGAGTGTTGTTATAACCAAGAATAGAGTACTCAAGACCCTTATTAACTTCATTACTGAACAGGAACTCACCACCATACTCTTCAAATCTCTTTGTCTTGTTGATCGTGAGTTTTCTTACAGACGTATTGACAACAAGTCCACTACCAACGGTAGTAATTTTGATACTAGTAGTTGTTGGATTATAACCAATACCACCACTTTGAATGATTACTTGGGTGATAGTACCACCACTAACAACTGCTCTGAGTTTTGCTCCAGTTCCAGAGGTGCTAATTACGCTTAGATCTGGTGCAGATTTGTAGTTTCTACCACCACTCAAGATCTGAACAGAGATAACCCTTCCATTAGAAATGATTGGATTTAACTGAGCCTCAGTACCATTGACTACAGATACAAGAGGTCTCTTGTGAAAATCGACAATCTTCGATCCATAATCAGATCCTTTTTCATAAAGGAACAACTGTTCAATAGATCCACGAATAGATGGAGTAGCAGTAATTACACCTACTGTATTTGCATACGCAACGTTGACAGAAACAGCGACTGTTGGGTAATTAAATTCTTGATATCCAGAACCTACCGACTCAAAGTTGACAGGGATAGATCTGTCGAAGTTTGATTTAATAGTTCCACCAACACCAGCATCAGCAAGCTGGAAACTATCTGATGTGGAATTGACAATATAGTACTGATTATTGGTATTTAATCCGCTAATTGGCGTTCCAGTGGTAGAAGCATAAGAAACAATCTCACCATTAGCAAATCCGTGATTTGTAAATGTAATTGTATTCTTAGATGTTGAGACTCCAGTGGATTCTACTCTTAATCTTCTGCTTGCAAATCCACTACCACCATTGATTACTCTTACTCCAGTAAGAGTTCTCTTCTGATCAAAAGTTCTAAATTTATGAACACCACTAGTACCAACTGTGGTAAATCCAATGGTATTGATTCCTGCATTCAGATCATTAACACTTTGATAGAGATATACAGACTTATTGTTTAGTTTTTGGATGAAGTAAGATCCACCACTGTTAAGAGTGAGTCCAGTATCAGTATTTGCTCCGCCAAAAGTTCCAATACCAAGAGCACTGTTTCCATTTCTATCATAAACAACTTGCTGTCCAGTGACAAAGTTGTGTTCATCTAAGAATGTGATGGTTTCCGTAGACGTGCTAATTCCACCGCCAAAGAATGCATCAGCTGCATTGAATGCAACTTCTCTATATCTATTCTCAACAATTGGTTCCAATTGAGAATTTTTACCATTAGCACCACTTACTGAGATCGAAAATACCTCAGTGATATCAAAGTTTTGTGGGTCTACTGATACGCTTTGAATGCTACCAATAACAACTGGTTCAACAAGAGCCGTTGTTCCTGTCGAAACAGTGGGATTGCCGATAATAACAGTGGGTGGATTTAAAACATCATAGTTATTTCCACCATTTAATACAGAAACATTATCTACAGGTCCATAATAGATAAATTCTTCTGATCTTGGGTTGATGATTTCAACGCCATTACGCAAGATTCCAACAGGTCCAGGAGAAGTTAAAGTCTTATCTCCAGATTGTAGATCTTGAGAAAGTGGGAATTTCTTGAGTAGAGCCTGTGGTTCTACCTCTTTGCCAGACTGAGATGCAAGAGTAAAGACGTGTGTTCCAGATCCAGTGGGAAGAGGAGCAAACGTAACGTAGTCTTGAGCGTCGATGAAGGATCTAGCTACACAAAGTTTGACCTTCTTCGGATCTGGTTGTACTTCTACAAAGTAACGACCTTCTTTAACGCCAGTAAAACCTTCAACCATACCAAGAGTGGTTGAAGCAGTTCCAGCTCTGTAGATTACTTCATCACCAGTGATGAATGGAACTTCAGTATCAAATGCTAATACAGAATACAATCCATTAGAATCTACATCTTGAACTCCACCAGAAGCAACAGAAGCTTCTGTTAAAGTTTTGGAAATGATGGGTGTTGTGATCTGATACGAGGGTAAAGAGTTACTTGCAACGTAACCATGCAGATCATCATTGGAAATGTATGTATTCTGAATGTCAGATAAGATTACTTCTTCGCCATTTTTGATAATACCAGTAGAAGAAGTGGCTTTCTTAACTGTTCTGCGAATATCGTACTTAGTTGAAGGATTCAGAGAAGAAACCACAGATCCAGACAATGTGCAATCACTAGTTGCTGTGACTGCATTATCAATGGTAATTTGTGCTGTTCCTAAAACAGTGCTTGAACCACGAGCTAGAATCTGAACCGTATCTCCGGTTCTCATTTGAACTCTATCAAGTTCTAGTGCTAATTTAAATGCAGATCCAGTAAAACTTTGAATTTGAACTCTGTTTGTCGGGTTGTACTCCCAAGAATTGAAGAACGTTTCAATATATGTCTTCGACTCAGGATTCTTGATTTTCTTACCAACAAATTTTACGTTGATCTCTTCACCAACGTCTGCATTGTTATATCCAACTGGAACATTGAACTGACTTAAAACACCAGTCAACCTAAGTTGAACTTTGTTCTGAGTAGATTGCTCATACCCATACACAACAAGATTTTCGCGAATATCCGCTGCATCGCTAATGCTCTCAGTGATGCCAGAAACGCCTAGGAACTGGTTTACAGTCTTGCTGGCATAGGTGATAGTATTGTTGCCTACAATCGCTATTCCAGAGGCAGGGAAACCGATTGTAGAGTCAACTGTGATAGTGTCTGCAGTAGTTGCATAAGAACCAACTACCTTTGTCTTTCCAGGTTGACGATATGTACCAAAGAATCCAGCTGGAGGGCTGTCATAACCATAGAAGAGGGAGATTTTATAGTATCTCTTATTTTGAATAGTAAATGCTTCAACTTCGGAGATAGGAGCACTCGCAGCACCAACTCCAGTGGCAGCATTTTCATCTTGGAATAATGTTTGACCAACTAATTGCTCTGGATCTCCAGAAATCAAATCGGTGATCAGCGTCAGTCTATTTCTATAGTTTGCTGTAGATGGTTTCGAGAGAAGTCTCTCAAGATCTACAACTTTTGCGTTTACGTTATACAACGCTCGCATGAGGATTCTAAAGGAATCAGAAGTTCCTTTTGCTTCATAGAATCCACGAAGCGATTTGATAAAATTGTTAACATTCAGAGCACTCGTGAAATCTTGATCCTCCAAACCAGGAGCAAACGAGATTTTCAGCTTTCTGAAAAATTCTTTCAGGAAAAGAGTGCTGAGGTTTTGGGCAATAACACCAGAATCGTGAGAAGCCGCAGATGATGTCTTGAATACTAAACTTTCAGAGTCAGTTCCAGATCTGTAGGATGTAATTCCACTAAATCCACGAATACATCCAGTGAAACTATTTGTCGTTACACCAGTGTAACTGACAATCTCATTTCCGATACCAATAAGTCCATACTCATTGGGAAATCCTTTGGTACTTTCGACGTAAATCGTTGTATCGGAAGCAGATACGCTTTGAGTTACACCAATCCTACCATTAAGGACTTCAGGAGTCAAATTATCAAGTTTGATGTACTGGTCAATATTCTCAAGCAGATCTACAGGTCCGCTTTGGAATTGTTGAGACTCATAGTACTGTTTTAGGAAATCAACAAATAATGGAGACTCCGAAACAACATATTCAGGCAGTTGTCCCTCGATCAGCTGACTGATCTTGACCCGTTGATCAATTGCGGTCTCAATCATCTTACCTCGTTAATGTCCCGTCAACGTAATTTGGTGTTACTTGGAAACCAACTCCAGAAATTTGGTCTCCAGAAGAAATTGTGTCCTTCACCATATTTATTGTGCTATTTCCAACATCAAAACTGAGGTAGATGTCTTTCAATCCAATAATGTCGTTAGAGAGTGGAACAGCTTGAATTTCAATTACACCATCAGGTTTAGTGGTTTCTGTAATTGTAAGCGAAGAGATAAGAATCTCTCCTGTTGTATAATCAATTGTTCCAGCGTCTTTCTTGATGACTAGAATTTCATCATTAACCTGACGGACAATAGAAATGACTCCAGTCTTAAGATTTGTATTTGGTGTATCTGTAAAGTATACGGTATCAGCTACGCCAAGAATTTTAAATCCAGTGCTCTTGATGTTTTTGCCAGAAGCAATTGCTCTAAAGGCATTTCCATAGCACAATTCATACTGAGCAGTACGATTCAGTTGAGCTCTCAGGTCTCTTCTGATAATTACTCTCGTAATATTGGATGTGATTGCATCACTAGTGCCATCAACAACAGAAAGTAACTTACTATACTTAAATCTGCCGCCAAACTTGTTCAGATCGATGGATGCAGCATACTCAGTGATACTATCGAGAGTTTTTTTCTTTAAATCACTTGCTGAGGTTACCTTGCTGGAGTTATAGTATACAAAAGAATCAATTTCAACGTAAAGGATCTTAAGATCAATGATCTTTTGGTTGATACCAGCCAAAGAATACTGCTTTAACTTGGAAAGGATCAGTTGCTTATTGAATTCGGATACAAAAGATCCATTTTTGGGTTTGATACTAATAATTACGTTTCCAAACTCGGGAGGATCCAATTCCTCACCACCAACAACAGAAACGGACTCAGTATCTGGATAAATGTTTGAAATAATTGCTTCGTAGTCCCTCGTTGTAACCGCTCTATATTGACTTGAGTAGAGTCTTGGAGCAAAGTACTTGATAGACTCCAAAGTCTCTATTTCAGCGCCTCCCTGGGCGTTTCTAGAGGTAGTTACGGTGACTGTAGATGTGGGAATGATTGGAGAATCAAGAGAAGTTCTCAAATCGGCCGAAAAGTCGAATTGGGAAGGTCCATTTCCGTCTGCACCGTCAGTTACAATGTAGGAACATGTAACAACAGTTCCATTTTCAAGTTTTTTCCCGAAAATTCCGTCACCAAACAGAACTTCGTACTTTTCATCCTGTACTTCTTGTAAAAGATAGATCTCAGAGTTGGCATCAACGTTAAGAATGTTGTCTACAGACGTATATTCTCTTCCAGAACCAGTTTCGGATGTCCCTTTGACTCTTACTTTGAGAGTTGTAGTGTCAATATGAGGATTATTGAGAATAAATCTCTGATCTAACGATCCATCGATGACAAATCTCTTTGTTAAGTAAGTTCCTTGGTAAATTTCTACATCTGTGAACGTTGCAACCCTAGCTCCGTTAGTTTCACCTGCAGGATTTGTCAAAGGTGACGTTGTTGTAACGTCTGCGGGGATAGAAAACATGTAAGATGTGTTGTCATACGCTCCAACACACACCAAACCTGCCTTTAAAGTGCAAGTTCCACTCTCTCCGACAAAAGGAATCGTAAAACTTATCGTTGTTTTTGCCGCAGTTCTTGATCTGGGCAAATATCCAATGTTTCTAGCTAAAGAAACGACATTTTCACGCAAAGTTGCCGAATCCAAGAAGGATTCGTTAGCCACCATATTGGCATTGAACGCTGAAATGTAAGTATTGTATGCCAGCGTGTCAATTAAGACCGAAAAATTGGATCCTTCAAAGTCAAAATCCGTGAAATTTGTGTTTGCACGGAGATAATCCTTGATGGATGTCCTAATTTGGTCAAAATCTAGGTTTGCGAACTTAGTGAGTGGCATTTTTTATCTTGTCGCTTCTAATATGAAGGTAAATTCTTGCGCCGCTACTGCTTGGCCGACAATATCGAATAAGACTGTTACTTCAAATTCATTATCGTCGGGTCTTGGTTCTACAGATACCCTAACATTATCAACTCTAGGCTCATTAGCATAGATTACTTCATAAATTTGAGTCTCAATGGTTGATGCAGAACCATAATCAACGAAGTCAAACAGCATTGATCTGATGTTTGTGCCCAAAGTTGGTTGAAAGAACCTCTCAGATGGAATGGTTTCCACCAAATTTCTCACTGCACGACGAATCGCGTTCTCATTTTTAAGAACTTGGAGGTCCTTAGTCACGGGATGTGGCTTAAAAGACAAGCTAATATCTTTAAATGACTTACTTATCCTATTTGCCGCCATTGAAAAGACAAGAATCTGACCTATTTATAGTGGTTTACCGTAACATGGTTCAGTTCCGTACTCCCAATCGTCATAATCTTCGTCATTTCTGATCCCTTCATGCAGCAAAGTCTGCCTTTTCAGGTCATGTTTGTGATCGCCAACTACTTCTCTGAGCAGTTTATCGCATTTTGGATCTGTGATGAGGTATTTTGTACCAAATTCTTCCCTCATCATATCTGAATTGTGGTCGGGAACTGGATGATTAGACATTTTAGCCCTCCGTAAAGTCCTTTCAGAGAACTTTTAACGGGGTTGCTATCCCGAAAATATTTATGGACGCTGTATCTGTTTGATGATATCAGGATCCCAGTGCGTATAATACTCGGTTTTACCCAAATATTCCCTCATTTTGTTTAAATGAGATTTATTTTGGACTAACATAAGGTTAGCCTTACCAAAATTTGTCTGAATACCACGCAAAAATGTAGATTCGTCCATTCCATCTTCTAAAAATTCGTATTCTGGATAGAGTCCATTGTACAGAGCACGATAATCTCTTAGAATTTCTGAAGACAAATATGGTTCGACAATAAAAATTGCGACATCTACACCCTCTACAGGGGAGACATCGCAAATTGATGATTCAATTACTTCGAAAGAGGAAGATTCTGCAAAGGGACAAACCGCAAACCCACTAAGTTCAGGTCTCTGAAGAGAGATTTCTTTGATCCATTGCAGAACTTCTTCAATCATTACTTACCTTGACCACGATATTTTTTACGAGCCTTGTTTCGCGAAGTAGCAGAATAACGTGTGTTCTTTGAATTACCCTGACAAGTCATTTTGGGTTTGCCGGGTTGGAATTTCAGAGCAGAAGTGCCAACTTTAGATTTAACAGCCATCAGTCCTCATAAGTAAAAATTTCATGCCGAAAGGAAGAAGGTGCGAACTTTGCTTCCTGAGTCATATAATACTCTTGGGCATAGTAGTCCATTTTATCCATAAACTGATCCTTTGTCAAGGCCTCATCTACGAGTGTTTCGACGCCGCTTCCGGGGTCACGCTGGTAGATATTATAGAACTCCTCCTTGGGAGCAGAACGCTTCTTAATTTCCATAATCTTAAATAACGCGGGGTTTTTCGTGTCCAACACGGATACGGGGATCACACCAGATTTCGTAGCCTGCTTCTTTGGCATCGAGACAGAACGACACATCTTCGCCGCACATATCTTGAACGTTGCCAGACTCAAAGACCTGCATCTTGGGAGCGAACCAAGGATACTTCATCTCAGGATTCTCAAAGACACCGTGCTTAATCATCAACCATCCGAAACCTGCATAGTCCACGGTGAAAGGCTTGTGACGGTTTTTCATCGTCTCCAAGGTCTCGTGATTCATCACACCACCATTTTGAGCGAATGCATCTTCATCCAACCAATGAGCCACCGAGGTAGTCATGCCATCTTCGGTACAGTACCAACCAGATGCGATGTCCTGATCCATCAGAACAAGTTGCCAGAACTTCTCAGTATTGAAGACAATATCAGAGTCAATCCAGAGTTGATAATCATACTTCAGTTTGCCATCCCAGGGAATCTGATCAGGACCACGGAGTACGTTTGCACCTAAGCACTTACACCGTGCGAAGTTCACCATACTACTATAGTCTTGGGAGATCTGAATCTGAGCTCCGGCGTGAACAAGATCAAAACAGAGTTGAACAAAGTTCTTCAGAAATGTATAAGAGACCCCTCGACCAGGCAGGCAGAACACAACGCTCTTATCCTTGACCATCTCTCGTGCTTTATTATAGTCCCATTCAGACTCTGCTTTCTTGATGGGAGTTTTCGCTTTTACTGTAAATCCTTTCGCCATGAGTAATAGTGTACTTCAAATGAATTATAACTGATAGTATCTATAATGTCAATACGAGTGTTCTTCACGATCTGGGAGAACCTCTAAAGTCTCAACTTCTAATTTCTTTTTTCTTTTCTCAGCAAACCATCCTGGTTTACTGATAATATCTTCCATTTGATCGACGGTTAAATTGTGTGCAACCACAGATTGGCCATCGTAGATATGGAAGACCCGCTCAGTAGTAATCATGGAAATCTATCTGAATCATTCTGTATTATATCAGAAACTCTCGTAAGTTTCCAAGTCTGTTACGATAATCTCATTGCCATCTAACGAGATTACGACTTCTGTCCCATCGTACCATCCGAGTTCATTGACGACACTCTCAGGTAACTTAATCACATAACTTCCATCTATCGGATCGACCTCTACGACGGAAATTATGGGTCCGGAATTTTTTTGCATTCGTGGATCCCTTTTCCCATTTTCGATTATAT